GTTCTTTAGAGAAGCGTTTATTTGATACTTCACCTATCCGTCAAATGGCTTCAGTCCAAACTATCGGAACTAATCGTTATGTAGGTTATTACGATGACGACGAGTTCGACACTGGATGGATCGGAGAGATCGAAAGTCGTTCTGATACCGACACAGCTGATTTTGGTGAGTTCTCTATTGATATTCGTGGTCTTTACTCTCGCTTTAAAGTATCTGAGGATTCTTTAGAGGATTCAGGGTGGAACCTTGAAAGTTGGGCTTCTGAGTCTGTTGCTATGAAAATGGCGCGTGAAGAGGCTAGCAAGTTTATCAACGGTGACAACATCAAACAACCTTTTGGTTTATTGACTGGAACAGTTAAGACTTCAAGTCCTAAAGTTTACACTCGTGGACAAGTAGGAACAATCACAACTGCCGGAGCTACTGCAATTACTTCAGACGAGTTAATCACTCTTCAAGATACTTTGAAAACTGGCTATATGGCTTCTTTCGTTATGAATCGTGGGACTCGTTCTTATATTCGTACGCTTAAAGACGGTCAAGGTAATTATCTATGGCAGACTTTCTATCAACAAGGTGTGCCTGATGAGTTATTGGGTCAACCTGTTGCTATCTATGAAGATATGCCAGATATCGCATCGGGTGCAATCGCTGTTGCTTATGGTGATATTCGTTCTACTTATCAAATCATTGATAGAACTGGAATGAGTATCTTGAAAGACCCATACACAGCTGACACGACTGGTCAGGTTGTTTTTAGATTCAAACGACGTGTCGGTGGATCTATCAAGAACTGGGACTCAATCAAATACTTGAAACAAGCGTAATTTTAAAAGGAATATAGAAAAATGGCTACTAAAGATTTAAAAAATAACGTAAAGTTTGCTGGGAGTCTCGCGCCTCAAGCTTTGACGGCTGCGGCTGACGGCACTGGTGTTGATGTATCTGACTTCGAATCAGTCACATTGATTGCCTATGGTGACGGAACTCTAGTCGGTAAAGTTGAGCTAGAAGAATCAGATTCTTCTGGTTCTGGGTACACCGCTGTTGCTGCTGCTGATTGTATCGGCACAAACAACAGCGATGTTGACGCAACTGATACTGTAATCACTATAGGTTACATTGGTCAGAAACAGTATGTGAGGGCCGCATGGTCTACTCATACAACTAATGGCGATGGCGCTGCCGTCTTCGCTCTTGGTCATCCTGCTGTTGCTCCTGTTACAGGAAACGATAACTAGAGATGAGTCAGATTGAAGTCGTTTTCGATAAGGACCTAAAAGCCTATCCTAACGGCTTCACTCTGCAATTTTTTAGTAAAGGCGACCGATGCTTTTTAGAGCGTGAGTTTGCCGAGAAACAGATAGAGAGGGGCTATTGTAAGCCCTTCTCTACTCGCAAGACGAAACCCGCAAAGATAGACAAGAAGGTTAAGAGTTTTGAAGAGCAAGATAACAACTCAACCAGCTATTGAACCTGTAACACTAGCAGAGGTAAAGGAGTCTCTTCGTGTTACGTCTACATCTGAAGATGCTTTGATAAATAACTTTATTACAAGCGCTAGGGTTTATGCAGAGAATTACACAGGTCGAAAGTTCATTAATCAAACTCTTGTCGGTTATGCTGATGGGTTTTCAAGTGAATACGATAACTGGTGGACAGGATATAGAGTAGGCCGTGAGTCTCATGTGGACGGTCAACTTGGTGGAAATATAGCCTTTGACTGGTCCCCTGTTGATTCAGTGTCTCAGGTTGATACAGTTGACACAGATAATTCAGAGACGGTTTATTCATCAGCTAATTACTATTTAGACAACTACACAGCTGACGAGCCTAGCAAATTAAGGCTCAACGATACGAACACCGACGTGATTGGTTCAATGCGTTCAAGTAATGGTATCAAAATCACATACATAGCAGGATACGGGTCAAATAGAACCGACGTTCCTGCTAATATCAGGCGCGGTATTATTATGATTGCTGCCCATTTATATACGAACCGTGGTGACTGCGATGGCGGAAACTGCGTTATGAAATCAGGCGCAAACGTTTATTTGGATCAGGTGAAACTTGAGTCTGTGTCGATCTCAGTTTGATGCTTATGCAGAGGTCTTTGAAAGGACTATTGCAGACGATGGAGCCGGTGGTCAAACAATCACTTGGACCAGTCGAGGCAATATCTACGCTTTGATTTTAGAGTCACCCGCAAACGAGACTTTAGATAAGGACGGACTTAAAACACAGAGAGGTGTTGAGTTCGTGACATCATACCGAGATGATATAAGAGTCACGGACAGGATCCAATTAGATAGCAATCAATTCAATATTACTTCTTTGATGAGAGTAGACAAGAAGAATAAACCATTTTATCGCGGTGAGTTCCTGCGCATTTCAACTGATTCAAGCGTGTGGTACAGTGTCTAGCATTCAGTTATTCGTAAGAGGGCACAAGGAGCTAGAGCGTAAATACTACGCTAGAAACCTTAAGGTGAAGAAGACCACCGATAAGGCTTTGTTGTCTATCGGTAAGCTCTTGAAGGAATACGCCACAAAGCGCATTAAGAAGATAACAAGCGGCAAGCGAGAGACTAGGTACAGTCCTACAAGGACGGTTACAGTATCGAGAGCTGGGGCATACCCTAACAATGACCGAGGCAAACTGGTCAAAGGTTTATCGACTACGGTTAGATTTAGAGGTAAAGGCAAGAGCGTTCTTGAGTTCCAATCTCGCGCGCCTTACGCTTTGGACCTTGAGTTCGGCACGAGGAAAATGAGGGCTAGGCCATACATGAGGCGAACACTTGCAGCTAATCGTAAGGCTATTAATAAGATAATCGCCAAGGGGGTCAAGCTTGCACTCTGACATTTTAACCGTTGCCGTGGCTCGCGCTAAAGCTGACGCTAATATCTCTAGTATTGTCGGTACAAAGGTTTATAACAACGTGCCCAAGGATACAGCCCCGCCATACCTTCGGATACAATGGGGAAACGCGGTTGATATATCCGGCAAGACTGATGAGTTTACACAAGGTGAGCTAATCTTTGACTTCTGGACCGAGAGTCAGGGAGATAAGGAAGTGTTGAATATGATCGATTATATCAACGATGAGTTTAATAAAACGCCTTTAGTTTTAACACAGGGTTCAACAAATTTACTGATGACTCGAACAGGCTACAATACATTTCTAGAAGGTGATGGACTGGCCCATCACGGCATCATTACTTTCAATCTACTAATAGAGGACTAAAAAGATGGCTAAGTATAACGGCATTGACATGCTGCTCAAAATCATGAATACCACCTATCAGACGATAGGGGCGGCTATTTCTCATACGATGACGATCAATAATGAGGTTATTGATGTATCTGATAAAGACTCCTCACGTTGGGCCGATAAGCTTAACGCTGGTCAAAGGTCTGTCTCTATCTCATTCAATGGATGGGTTTCAGACGATGCTCAGTTTGCCTTGATGGAAGCAGCCGCAGAGGGCGACACTATTGTCGATCTTCAAATGGCTTATGGTGATGGGAAAACGGCAACGGGTAACTGGCATATTGACAGCTTTGAATATACAGGAGAATACAACAACGCTCAAGCGTTTTCCTGTACTCTAAGTAATGATGGAACTGTAACATTTGCCTAATTCTGCCCGTGCCTCTTATGAATTAAAAATCGGTGAGTCTGAGTATGTTCTCAGGCCCACCTTTGAGGCAGTTATGGAGTTTCAAGACAAAACTGATATTGGTGTTTTTGAGGGTATAGCATGTCTTGAAGGGAAACCAGACGTGAAGGTCGTAGCTGCTGCAATATGGGCAGGCATTAAAGGGGAGCATATATTTCAGGGAACAGTTGATAAATGCCCTTCATTTAGTCAGATTGGGGCAGAAGTGATGGATTATGGTGTAACAAAAGTTGTGTTTCACGCATTCTCATTCCTTCATAGGGCCTCTTGCCCCAATGAGCAAAAAAAAAGTTTAGAGGAATATCTGGAGAAAATCAAAGAGTTAGCGCAAAAGACGCAGACAGAAATTCAAACTGGTGGAAATTCCCAAGCACCCTGATTAAAGAATATAATTTCAGGCCGTCCGATGCTTGGAACTTCACATTGAAGGAGTACTATAATCTAGTAAAATGCAATGATAACACCCCTGATATTGACCCAAGCAAAATGAGTAAAGAATATATTGACAAGCTTGAGTTGAGACACGAAGAGAATAGAAAGAAAAGAATTGAGAAGAGTTTAACCGCGTCACCCGAGGAATTTATAAATGGCTAAGGTTGACGAATTAACAGTTGAGATTTTAGGTGATATTAAGGGGTTAACTAAGGCCCTTAAAGAATCAGTTGATCAGACTGAGAAAACAACTTCAAAAATGAGTTCTTCATTTGAGAAAGTAACTAAGTCAATTACAGGCGTTCAAGCTGGGTTTGCTAAATTTGGACTAGCTGTTCAGGGTGCTAAAACAGCATTAGGCCCATTTGTGTCATTGATGCAAAAAATCAATGATGTTTCAGGTTTAAAAAGAACAGCTTCGCTTGTTGGGGTTAACGTAGAACGTTTTCAAGAATTATCTTTTGCAGCAAGGTCTGTCGGTGTTGATTCAGAAACATTTGCAGATGCTCTAAAAGATTTGAATGTCAAGATAACAGATGCGGCAAATGGGGCGACGGGATATGAGGAAGTTTTAAATTTAATAGGCCTAAAGTCTAGCGAATTGCTTAAGATTCCAGTTGATAAGCAGTTTGAAGCTTTCGCTGAAGCTATGTCTAAAGCAAATTCTGAAACAAGGCGCTTTGTTGCAGATGAGATAAACGATTCAATGTTTCAGCTCAATACGCTCCTTGAAAAAGGCGCTGATGGACTAAGTAAATATTCAAAGGAAGCTAGACAACTAGGTCTTGTTATGTCTTCCAAGGAAATGGAAGAAGTTGAGAACCTAAATATTGAGTTTAAGAAACTAACAGGATCAACAGAAGCTCTTGCGGGAAAATTAATATCAAAACTTTCTCCAGCGATAAAGGCAATTATGACTGTTGCAAATGGTGCCGCTGAAGCTGTTGGGGAAATATTTGATGAAGAAAAGCAATCTAATTCAAGAAGTATTAGTGAACTTATTAAAGAGCAAGACGATAAAATAAAATTATTAAAAGTTGACCTTATAAACGCTGAAACTGCATTATTTGATTTCGAAAATAGTTGGTCAAAGGCATTTTTCCCAGAAGAAGAATCATTATTAAAGCTTGAAGTTGATGAATTAAACAGGAAGATTATTGAAGCTAGAGAAAACATAGAGAGCCTAAAAACTGCCAATAATAGTCTTGGTGGTTTAATGACTGGATCAGGAAGTTTTGAAGATGAAGGTCTTACCGCTCAAGGAACAGTTGTCACGCCCGAGGGGGGTGAGTCTCAAAATGAAACCGGCGGTCTTATGACCGGAATGCCTTGGATTCTTACCGAAGAAGGGCAGTCTCAGACTGATGCTATGCGGGAGCTTGAAATTCAGAAGCAACAGGATTTTAATGCTAGGTTAAGAGAAATTGAGGAATATAACCAAGAATACAATAAGATGTTGTGGGAGTCTGGGTGGAAAGGCAAGCTAGACATCATGGGAAGCACTTTTGGGAAGATGGGCAAACTCATGAACTCTGAAAGTAGGAAGATGTTTGAGATTGGAAAAGCCGCTAGGATCGCAGAGGTTATTGCAACAACTCCAAAGGCTGCAATGGACGCTTACTCTGCAATGGCTTCAATACCTTATGTCGGTCCTGCTCTCGGTGCTGCTGCCGCTGCTTCAGCGATTGCTTATGGAGCCCAACAAGTTCAGCAAATTCAAAGCACACAATTCAGGGGAGGCGGTGGAGGCGGTGGAGGTGCTGGTCCATCTGTTCCCGATGCTGGATCAGCCGAGGGTGGAGGTCAAGAAGTAGTCCAAACAACAAACTTCGACATAACCCTACAAGGCGACAGTTTCAGCGGTGACCAACTTCGAGGTTTAATTGGTCAGATAAACGAGGCGACAGACGACGGGGTTAAACTTAACGCGGTGATGGTACGATGAGCTTACTTCCTAAATTTTTATATTCAAACGTGTTGCGCGGAATAACTCCGACTTGGTCTGGAACGACTGTAAGCGGTTCACCTCCTGCTAATGCAATAGACTGGCGCGATTTTAGCTACTTCCAAGCCGATACTGGAAACCTTGACTTCACCATGGCGGTAGATACCGATATAGATGGTTTCTCTGCTTACGTTGCTAATTTTACAGGAACAGGAGCCGAGACTATCACGCTTCAATATGAGAGTGCCCCTTCTGTTTTTAGTTCTTTGTCAAGTATAAATCCGGCAGGTGGCAAGCTTGTTTTTGCTGCAACTTCGGCTGTAACTGTTTTGGCAGGTCGAAAGATTAGGCTCGCTGTATCTGTTGGTACAGGATC